CTCCCGAGGGCCTTGCCTTGCTGCGAACGGAAGCGCGCAGGCTGGCTTACACTTTACCCTCAACGACGCCAATGTCACCCCAGCGATTCATCGATAGTTACGGTGGAAGGAAAAGGACTAGGTATCTGAATGCCTACCAGTCATTGCTCGTTAAACCACTTGTTGTCGAAAAAGAAAATTACGTGTCTGGGTTTGTCAAAGCACAAAAGACGGACCCACTCACCAAAGTAAACCCTGATCCCAGAATGATCCAGTGTCGTAATACGCGATTCAACATCGAGATAGGGTGCTACCTCAAACCAATTGAGCATGCACTTTATCGCACACTGGACCCTATGGGCACAAGGGCCATCGGAAAGGGCCTTAATCTAACAGACAGGGCCGAATTGCTCCATGAGAAATTTTGCTGTTTTCGACAACCGGTGATCTACAGCCTTGACTGCAGCCGATTTGACCAACACGTCAGCATTGAACAACTGCGACTTGAATCCTACGTGTTCCTGAGGTCCAATCCTGATCCTTACTTTCGAAGATTGCTGGAGAGTCAGCGCATAAACCGAGGCTATACTTCATGTGGGATTAAGTATAAGACTTGGGGCAAGCGCATGAGTGGTGACATGCAGACGGCTTGTGGGAATTGTGTGCTCATGGTCGTGATGGTACGCGCCGCGATGGTAGCGATGAAGGTGCGGCGGTACAGTATACTAGATGATGGTGATGATTGTCTGGTGATTGTGGAGAAAGAAGACGAACACCTACTCTCCAACATCTCAGAGGTCTTTTTAAGCTTCGGACATGAATTAAAACTAGAAAATCGTAGTGAGACAATGGAGGGCGTGTGCTGGTGTCAAACTCGACCAGTCAAAGTCGGTGAGTCTTGGAGATTTATCGCAGACTGGAAGAAGGTAGTAGCACAAGCAGCAGCAGGCGTGAAGTATTGGTATGATCCCAAAGCACGCTTGAACATGGCTTATTTTGTAGGCCAATGTTTGCTAGCCCTCTATCGTGGCGTCCCCGTTCTACAGGAGTTTGCCAATCGACTTTGTTCCGCCGGGTCGGGCAAACTCAATCGTGACATCTT